GGTGGTCCTACCGCAGGTTTCGACCCTGTTCTGATCTCCCTGATCAGACGTGCAATGCCTAACCTGGTCGCATATGACCTGGCTGGCGTTCAACCAATGAACGGTCCTACTGGACTGATCTTCGCAATGCGTTCCCGCTACACCAACCAGAGCGGAACCGAAGCACTGTTCGACGAAGCAAATACCGCATTCTCCGGAATCGGCACTAACAACGCACTGGGTAATCCTTACGTTGCTGGTTCTGACGGAGCATCCGTTGGTTTCGGTACGGATACTCAGAGAGGAGACAACCCAGGTATTCTCGATCCTAATGCTAACGAGACTGCTTACTCAGTCGGTCGTGGCATGAACACCGAGACTGCCGAAGGTCTGGGTGAAGCAGGTAATGACTTCAACCAGATGGCATTCTCGATCGAGAAGGTCACCGTTACTGCTAAGTCAAGAGCACTGAAGGCAGAGTACTCCTTAGAACTCGCACAGGATCTGAAGGCAATCCACGGTCTCAATGCTGAGGCAGAACTCGCAAACATTCTCTCCACAGAGATTCTTGCTGAGATCAACCGTGAAGTCATCAGAACCATCTATAAGGCAGCAGAAGCTGGTGCACAGTCTAACGTTGCTAATGCAGGTACTTTCGACCTCGACGTTGACTCTAACGGACGTTGGAGTGTTGAGAAGTTCAAGGGTCTGATTTTCCAAATCGAGAGAGATGCGAACGCAATCGCACAAAGAACTCGTAGAGGGAAGGGCAACATGATCCTCTGCTCTGCAGACGTTGCCTCCGCACTGACCATGGCAGGAGTTCTCGATTACACCCCTGCACTCAACGCAAACCTGAACGTTGATGACACCGGTAACACCTTCGCAGGTGTACTTGCTGGTAAGTACAGAGTCTACATCGACCCATATTCTGCAAACGTTGGTTCTGCAGGCAATGGTGCTCAGTACTACGTTGCTGGTTATAAGGGCACTTCACCTTATGACGCAGGTCTGTTCTACTGCCCATACGTTCCTCTCCAGATGGTTCGTGCCGTTGGTGAGAACACCTTCCAGCCTAAGATCGGATTCAAGACCCGTTACGGTCTGGTTTCCAACCCTTATGCAGAAGGTTCCTTCTCCGATGGTCAAGGTCTGGGTCGTATCACCGCAGCATCCAACCGTTACTACAGAAGAGTACGTGTTCTGAACTTGATGTGATCCATTGTTCACAAGGTTATACGAGAGGGTCCGCGGACCCTCTTTTTTTATCTAAATAATAATAAAAATGCCCTACCACGTCCAAAAATCAAGTGCTATTGCACTGGTAGATCCATCTAAAACAGTGGCATATTATATCGGTAACAATAGATGGTCATTTCTTTTTTCAGATAGACAAGTATTTTCTACTGAAGAAGAAGCACAAAATGCAGTTTCAATAAGAAATGCAGTCGTTGTAAGTGAGTAATAACTATGGCATCCGCATTCAATAAGCAGATTGGAAATAGAAACTTTTTATCACCAGTCGGTTTCAAATTTAGTCTGGCAAAAGAACCAAAAGTTGATTTTTTCTCAAACTCTGCTAGAATTCCAGAGATTAGTCTGGGAACAGCAACTCAACCATCATATCTGAAGGATGTTGATATTCCTGGAGATAAGTTATCTTATGGAGATTTTTCCCTAAGGTTTATGGTTGATGAAGGTCTTGTTAACTATATGAAAATCCATAACTGGATGACTGGACTTGGATATCCAGATTCAACACAGGATTTCAAAGATTTAACAACCAATGATAATAGTATAAGAAATTTGAATGAGCAGTTCAGTGATGGCAGTTTACACATCTTGAACAGCAATTTTAGAGATGTTGCTATTGTAAAGTTTAGAGATTTGTTTCCAGTTTATCTGACTTCCTTGGAGTTTGAAGCATCTGATACGGATATCAACTACTTTACAGCAGAGGTCACTTTCAAGTATACTCTATATGATATAGTAGCACCAGACGGTAGAACACCCCTATGAATCTTGATGAAATTCAGGAGATGTGGCAGAAAGATTCTGCCATTGATCCTGACAACTTACATGATGAATCTTTAAAAATTCCTCAACTCCATTCTAAGTATTACACTCTATACAATACCATTACACTACTCCGTGAGAGAGCAAGAGAAACGCATAATAGAGTAAGATTAGAACGCTATAATTACTACACAGGAAAGGCACCAGCAGAGGTCTATGAGGAAGAACCATTTCCGTATAAGGTAAGAGACAAAGAGGCATTACAGAGGTATCTGGATGCCGATGAGAAACTGAATAAAGTAGATCTCAAGATTAGATACTACGATATTATGCTTAAGTTCCTGGAGGAGATAATTAAGACGATTTCCAATAGAACTTACCAAATCAAAAATGCCATAGAATGGCACCGTTTCCAAGCAGGTTTTAACTGAGGCAATAAATACCCATAGGTGAAACTTATGGGTTATGTCTCATTTGATTATTTCTAAAAAGAACGAAGTATATCTTCAGGTAAAAGCAGAACCTCACATCTACTACGAACTAGCAGATCAGTTCACGTTTGAGGTTCCTGGTGCAAAGTTTATGCCTCAATACCGTAACAAGTATTGGGACGGAAAGATTCGTTTGTTTAATACCCAGACTGGTGAAATATATGTCGGGTTGTTAGATAAACTCACAAAGTTCTGTGAGGATCACGAATATACCTATGAGTTTGTAAATAACAAGTTTTATGGTCTTCCCTTTGAGACCAATGATATGATTTCAAAAGAAGGTGTCAAAGATTATATAACATCTGTATCTAAGTATGCTCCGAGAGATTACCAAGTAGAGGGAGTATACGACGCCCTAAAACATAATAGAAGGTTGTTGATATCCCCAACTGCTTCTGGAAAGTCTCTGATGATATACTCTGTTGTGAGATATCACGTTGAGAAGCAACGAAATATTCTGATAGTCGTTCCGACGACTTCCCTAGTAGAACAGATGTATAAAGACTTTGAAGACTATGGTTGGGACGTAGGTTCATTTTGCCACAAGATCTATGCGGGACGTGAAAGAGAGACAGATTCTCAGGTGATTATCACCACCTGGCAGTCCATCTACAAACTCCCCCGCAAATATTTTTCAAGATTTAATGTGGTCGTTGGAGATGAAGCACACCAGTTCAAATCTAAGTCATTAATATCTATAATGACAAAACTTGCTGATGCAAAATATCGTTATGGATTTACTGGAACATTAGATGGAACTCAAACTCACAAATGGGTATTAGAGGGATTATTCGGTCCTTCATATAAAATCATCAGAACAGAAGAACTGATGAAGAAGGGGCACGTTGCCAAATTAGACATCAACGTACTTCTACTGAAGCACCCAGCACATAAGTTTGAAAACTTTGAAGAAGAAGTTCAATACATTATCAATCACGATAGAAGAAATAAATTTATAAGAAATCTTGCATTAGATCTAAAGGGAAATACCTTAGTTCTTTTTGCGAGAGTTGAAGGACACGGACAACCACTTTATGAAATGATAAATACGAATAGGGTGGATAATCGTCATGTATTTTTTGTTCATGGTGGTGTAGCAACAGAGGATCGAGAAAAAGTAAGGGAGATTACCGAAAAAGAAAATAACGCAATCATTGTCGCTTCATACGGAACATTTAGTACAGGCATTAACATTAAAAACTTACACAATGTTATTTTTGCTTCTCCTTCTAAATCCAGAATACGTAATCTCCAATCAATTGGTAGAGTCCTCAGAAAAGGTAATAACAAAACAAAAGCAACTCTATATGATATCGCTGACGATATATCCTACAAATCCAGGAGAAATTATACACTTAATCATTTAATAGAAAGAATCAAAGTTTATAATGAAGAAAACTTTAACTACGATATAGTAAACATACCACTAAAAAACTAATGGGAGATGAATTCTACGCAATCATAAAACTAGTATCAGGTGAAGAAATATTATCACTTGTTTCCATTGATGAAAATGATGGAGATCCTTTGGTTGTAATGCAAAATCCAATCACAATGAAAGTTCTTCGTTCTCATCATGGAATGCATATCAAAGTAAAATCGTGGATAGAAATGTCATCTGATGATTTCTTTATTGTAAAACCTGATAAGATGATTACAATCACAGAAACTAAAGATAAAAGATTGATCGAGATATACAATAACTATATTGAAGATGAAGACTTTATGGATTCTTTTGATAGTACTATGGAATCTAAAACTCAAAAAACATCAGGAAAAGTTAAACCATCTCAAAAAATGGGATATATTACAACTGTAGAAGAAGCAAGAAAAAGACTAGAAGATATATTTAAACTTGAAGATCCTAAAGAAAGCTAGTATTCATCTTTAACCCGGACAAAGGTAGTCTACACACATTTTCTAATGTTGTCAAGCCCACAAAGTATGGTATAATAATAACAACTTATGTTATAAGAGACCAATGTTATGCCTAAAAAGAAGACAGAGCACTATGTAAACAA